GTACCTAGCCGGATATTAATAGTAAAGGGGTTAAAAATGACTATTGAAAGAGTACGGCACAGTGGGGCTTATATCCTGTCCCAATTTATAGGTGAGGGCGCGGGAGAATATCTATTTACCCGCACCTATTACGGCTACACAATTAAGCAAGCTAAGGCACAATTTAAGATCGCACTAGAGGGAGAGGTTAAGTAAATGAAAGACATAATCGAAGCTGAAGCGAAAGAGGTACTTACGCGCTTAATGGAGAGTATCGGGGATAGCAACAGCCATAACTACTATCAGGGAAAGATAGACACGCTATCTTGGGTACTTAGACAGTTGCCTGAAGAGGGATAAGTTAGGTATAGTACGCTAGTCGGTACGCTTGTTACCCTCCCCCGCAGCTAGTAGGCGGGTGAGGGCGAGAGGTAGATCGCCTCAACAGTAATAAGGGAGATAGTTATGAGCATTACAGTAGAGAGTATAGTGAAAGAGGATACAGCTTACGATAAGGACATTACCCTCACTTATGAGGGAGAGAGTTATGCTGTACGCCTGCATTGGGATAAGTGGGATGGGTACGACATTACCTTTACCGAGGATGAGCCTGAGTGGGCTATAAATTGGGAGGATAACAATGATGGTGAAAGCCTTGCTTATGTATTAGACAGCTTAACTGATGAGGTATTGGAGGCGAGCTACCTATGATCGAGCTAAGCGAGAGTATCTATCGCATAAGTATCCGAGAGTTTGAGGATATGGAGAGCGAGAGTGAGAAAGCGTGGATAGTAGATTTACTAGACACTAATGGTAATTGCATAATCGAGGGTGCGGGAGTAGCCGGTACTTTAATGGCAGCTATGGGAGAGGCGGGTAAGGCTATCACCTTACACCTGACCTACGACATCAACAATAATTGTGTGGTGTGTGACCAATATATCTATGACCAACACAAGAAAAATTGTGAGCATTACATAAAGGAAAGCTACTCGAAGTTCCTTAAAAGAATACAGAAGGAGGAAAAGTAAATGAAAGATAAGTGTCGCTTTTGCGGGTTGCGCGGGCTAGTGTTATCCACTATTAACGCAGACTATTCTTGTGAGCATTGTGGAGAGTGGCAAGAGGCGCAGCTAAATAGCGCGTGGGAGGTAGTCGGTTATGAAAGATAAATACCTAGTAACACTAGAGATAGATACCTATGACGGCGATCCGCGTAAGTGGGATTGGACAGACCTAGTAGGAGATGAGAGCAAGGTAATCAGTAGCGAGTTCAAGGGTAGAGTGCTACCGGAGGAGGGAGAGAGTAATGAGTAATCTAAAAGAGTGGGTAGAGGATAGGCAAGAAAATGGAGATGACGGCACAGAATATGAGGGAGAGCGTAATGAATAAAGAATACCTAGAGGCTAAGGTAAATCTATGCCTAGATCAAGCCGAGATTGACATACACCAGCAAGAGATAGCCAGGGCTATCAAGAACCTAGAGAGGGCTAACTCTGCCCTGTCGCGTATCTTTAATTTGGAGGAGGACGAGAGTGAATAGTTACAGTATAGATAAATTGGTGCGCCTATCCAAAGAGGTATGGGGTGACGCTGCCGCTGACCATATTGCAGCAAGATTGGAAAGCGTAATTACCTTTAGCCAATTAAAGGTTCTCATTGAGGAGTTGGAGGCAAAGCAATGAGTAATATCTACACCATACACCCGCCTAAGAGCGAGCTGATCCTGTTCTATGAGATACAAGAGCCTAATGGTGGTAATACCTGGGGTGGGGGAGAGGCTAAGGATGCTATGCAATGGCTATTCCTAGCACCGGTAGGCTCACGCATACTGGTATCTGCCTGGGATAGCGATGAAGAGGACGCTCACCTAGTAGGGCAGACGATAGATATAACCGAGATTATTCAACAGGCAAGGGAGGTAGGACTATGATGTATTGGGTAGGGCTAATGGTGGTAATGGTGATAGCCTATGGGCTTATAGTGTGGGAGGATAAGCTCAATGGAAAGTAAGCAGGTAAGTGGCAAGCAAGCAGTTCACTATCGAAACTACAGACGAGCAAGAGATCGTGCGCTAGTGCGCCTGTCTCACCTCTATCCCAATGTGTATAGAGATTTGCTAGCGGAGGAGAAGGACAATGACGATACAGAGGGTAAGAGCTGGATTGCTGGTAATACTCGTGTTAGCGTTACTATGGGTGTTCGTTCCAAACCAACACGTAGTAAAGGTAGAGTTACCAAGCGACCCAAACGTAGTCGTAAGAACAAAGGCAACAATGGAGGAAAAGCGTGAGAACAAGGCACTTACGATTAGTTACCTCAGAGCGTTGGGATACAACGCACAACAGAGGACGTGCGCTATCACCCTATGGACCCGTGAGAGCCGGCTTGACCATCTCGCAGACAACAAACGATCAAGCGCTTACGGAATTGCTCAACTACTTGGAGAGAAAAGTAGACGAGCTGATATACAAATCTTGCACGGCATTAGATACGTTGAACACCGCTACTCAGGCAGTTTCTGCAGCGCTCTCCGACACTCCGACAGACGAGGATGGTATTGAGTAGTGATACACTTACCAAGCGGTGATAGTTCAATGGTAGAACAACTGTCATTCCAGACAGGAGAAGGCGGTTCAATCCCGACCTCACCGCTCCACGCTTATCGTGTGGAGAAAATAGATACTAAACTTGGTAAAGAGTTTGTCAAGGAACATCATTATTCGCACGGCATACACAATGGCCCTATGTGTTATGGACTTTTAGATGGATCTAATCTTGTAGGTGTCTTGGCTTTTGCTACGCCTTGTAGCGAGGCAGTATGCGCGAGTGTGTTTGGTGTTGAATATAAAAGATCTGTTACTGAATTACATAGATTGGTATTGCTTGATGAGATACCCAAGAACACCGAGTCTTGGTTTATTTCTAGGGTATTAAAACAATTTAAGAAAGATAGACCAAACTATAACGCTGTCCTTTCTTTTGCGGATGCAACCCAGGGACACATCGGAGTTATTTATCAAGCAACTAATGCTATCTATGCTGGTATGTCGGGTAAAGCAACTTTCTTTTTAGATGAGACAGGTAGACTTAGGCATCCACGACAAAACGGACACAACATAACCAAAGAAGAAGCCCAGGATCGAGGTTGGAAACCAGTAAAAAGAGAGGGTAAACATAGGTATCTGTATCTATTGCCTAATGATAAGCAACATAAAAAAGAACTTGTTAAAACTTTGATGCTTGCTTCTTTGCCCTATCCAAAGGCTATGTTAGACTAATCTTGCTAGGTTTTTAACCCTTTCCTAGCAGAATAAAGACCCATCGGTAACGGGAACCGGTGGGTCTTTTGCTTACCCACCAGTAGAGTAGAAGCCTTTACCCTTAAAGGTGATAGCGGGCGAGTCCCACTTACGCACCATCGGTATGTGACAATCAAAACAAGAAGGCTCACGTGGTTCCTCGTGGATAGAACGTTCAATAGTTAATTCACTGTTGCAATCAGGGCAACGATAGTCATACTGCATTAGAGCTGCACCGCCTCATCTATAGGTAAGTAACCTACTAACTTTGATACCTTATTAGAACGTGAGAACTCTGTAGTAGCTGGCATCCAGTGATTGACCCACTCAGGTTCAGGTACATCCATCAAGTCAAAAGAAAAGACACCTTGCGGTGTCGAGTTGATGTAGTAGGGGATAAGATCTCGCTCTGCTGCTTGCGTTATCAGCTTGCGATACTTCATCTCCTCTATCAGTAACGTGGGATAGTGGGTGTGACGACACTTGAGTTCAATGTAGTGACCTGCCTGCTTGGAGATGCAGTCAAAGGCATCATAGATACCTGGTGCTTTCTCTAAGTCTGCATAGAAACCTTCTCGCAAGAAGGTAAAGAGTAACTCCTCGTTCATTGCCAGGGTGACACCCCGCCTAGATTATCCTGCAACCTACGCAAAGACTGAGCGCACCTACGATCTGCGGTAGAGATAGCACATTCTAATACTTGTGCTATCTGTTGCAAAGTAAAGCTCTCGTGATGGCGCATACGTAAGATAGTCTGGTCATCTTGGTCTAATTTAAGATAGCCACGCTTAATGTCAATCAGGTTAGCAAGCAGGTTGCCACCTTCTGCCGGTGATGATGAACCTTTAGGTTGTCCATCTGAGATCATCTCTTGTGCTTGCTCTAATACTGTGCCATCTATGACTGATGCAATAACAAAGGGTAGCAACTGACCAAGGGTGGCTGACTCGTAGTAAGTCTCATCATTAGTTTGATAGCCAGACTTAGCTGCCTTCTCCTTGCGTGCGTAGCGTTCTCCTGCACGCTTCATCTGCCAAGCAATACGCTGCTCGTTATGTCTGCGTCTATCTTCGATAGGTTCCATTAGGTAGACAGTATGATCTTCAACTCTAGTCATAGCCCACGCCATCAACTCTTGCTTGATGTCATCAAGTTCAACGTGCTTGTTGAACCTGCGATAGATAGTGTTAGCAACACTAGGTACTAGGTCATAGATTACTGGGTGTAGTTCAGTCATTGTCCTGCACTTCAGGCCATACGCCATCGAGTACCATCATTGCAATGGCTGAGTAGTTCAGTAAGTCTAAGAAACTATCACGCAATGACTCATTGCTTGGCTTAACACCAGAGTCTAGTAAGTTATTGATGCGTGCTATCTTGTCCCACATACGTACACGCAGACCATTAAGTGGTCCACCTGGTGAGTGAGCAATGTTCTTTGGGCCGTAGTCGTGATGCTTACGCACCAGTAGGTTACCTGCTTGATCCATAATACGCCAGACATCAGCAATGAAAGCATCATTTACCTTGTCGGTGTAGGGCGCAAGAGTATTGTCTCTGTTTCCAAATTGATCTCCAAGATGTGGAAGCCCATATGCTGCAAAGTTTGTAGCATCGTGTCCCACTCTTGCTTTGTCATTGTCATACATTAGACTCCCCTATCAGTAACTTCCGCGTGTCATCAATACCATTGACTAGGTAATAGTCATTGATGTCCATACCTGGTGGTAGTGTAACAATCTGTGAGTTCATTACCTCGTTCGCCACGCGCTTTGCAAACTCAGCACCAGGATTAGACCCATCCTCTTTAATATCATTGTCACCAACAACATAGATAGTTTCGTACCCCGTAAATAGTTTAGGAAAGTGTGGCTTCCAAGCTGCTACTCCTGGCACACCCACTGCTGGTATTCCTAACTCACCGCTAGTAACGATGGCATCTAGTTCGCCTTCGCATACAACAACATATGGTGAGTCAATAGTGATATCAAAAACATTATAGAGATGTGCCTTCTGCCCAGCAGGAGATCCATACTTAGGCTTAGCATCATCTAGTCTGCGAAACTTAAAGCCAACACAACCACCGGATGCTGTGATGTATGGGATAGATAGCCACCCTTCATACATCTCGTGACCATTGATGGGGTTGGTAATAGTTCCCAACATAAAT